TATTCAACAACTAAACCGCGTGACAACCGAAACAACCCCAGTAGCACGGGCAATCAAAGCCGTGCAAGAAGCCACAGAGGCATATGCATTGTTTGATATCTCTTCTGCATCATCGACCGCAAGCCAATCAACGACTTCCTAAAGCGTTCATTCCATAGCCCACTTGCGAGCGGGCTAGATAATGAAAACCAATATCAATGGAGCAAGCTGATTAGTTGCATATGTAATTATATCACAATAAATGATATTAATTCTCATTTGCTGGTGCTTGTGGGTGAATATCCATGCAAATGATAATCATTATTATTTGCATGGGTCCTTCCGGAGGAGGGCCTCGCCACGGGGCGGCGAACTCGCGGAAAACGACTAGTTTTCGTTATCCAGGGTCATCATCATCATCCGCGCAGGTTATTGATTTTAAAATGGCCTGTTTTCGCAAGATGTCGAATCGTTTAAAAAGTGTTCACCATCATGGACCAAGAAATCGCGTCTCTCAAACTCAACATTAACCAGCTCGCCGGGATAACGGGCGTGCACAGGCAAACGGTCGCCGTGCGCCTTAAAAATGTTGAGCCAGCACCGGGCAGCAATGCAAAACTGAAGCTCTTTGCGGTGACAGATGTGTTGACCGAATTAATGATCCCCACAGTCTCGGGTGATGTGAACGAAATGACACCGTCCGATCGGCTTTCTCATTGGAAAGCTGAAAACGAGCGCATCGAATTTGAGAGGACTGTCGGGCAACTTATTCCAGCCGAAGACGTCGCTCGAGAATTTTCGATGATGGCAAAGGCCGTTGTTCAGGTACTCGAGACCTTGCCGGACATTCTGGAGCGCGATTGTGCGCTGGCGCCGGCGGCAGTCATGCGGGTGCAAAACATCATTGACGATCTGCGTGACCAAATCGCGCAAAAGGTCATTGACGCAGAACAGGAGGAGGAAACGACTGAGGAGGATTGATGGCAAAGCGGGCGACTGCCAGGGACATCCGAAAAGATGTGGCTGGTATACTTCGAGCACCGCGCCGCATGCAGGTTGCCGACGCGGTTAGTCAGTATATGCGTGTGCCGATGGGGGCGGGAAACTCGGTGCCCTGGGATCCCAATCTGGCCCCCTACGTTATTGAGCCAATGAACTGCCTGGCATCGCGAGAGTACGATGCTGTGGTTTTCATCGGACCGTCGCGAACCGGTAAAACTATCGGTCTCATTGATGGCTGGATTGTCTATAACGTGGTCTGCGACCCTTCAGATATGTTGCTTGTCCAGATGACCGAGGAAAAAGCGCGTGAGCACAGCAAGAAGCGTCTGGATCGCACATTCCGTAATAGCCCGGAAGTCGCCAAAAAGCTCAGCCCACGGCGCAATGACAACAACGTCTACGACCGAACCTTTCGCGCTGGCAACTATCTGAAAATCGGCTGGCCATCGATAAATATTATGTCCTCGTCTGACTATAAATGCGTAGCGCTAACTGACTATGACCGCTTCCCTGAAGATATCGACGGCGAAGGGGACGGGTTCACGCTGGGGTCGAAGCGTACCACGACGTTTATGTCCGCTGGCATGACGCTGGTGGAGACCTCACCTGGCCGAGATATCAAAAACACTAAATGGAAACGCAGTTCTCCCCATGAGGCTCCGCCGACTACCGGAGGGTTATCCTTATACAATCGAGGTGACCGTCGCCGCTGGTATTGGCCCTGTCCGCACTGCGGGGAACATTTCCAACCGAATAAGGACGTCGTTCAGGGATATCAGGGCATTAACGACCCCGTTATCGCCAGTGAGTCGGCCTACATTGAGTGCCCGCATTGTCAGGAAAAAATCATGCCCAGCGAAAAGCGCGCACTGAATATAAAGGGAGTCTGGCTGCGTGAAGGGGAGCGAATTAATTCCGCGGGAATTAAGACCGGGGTAGCACGCCGTTCGCGCATTGCCTCGTTCTGGATGGAAGGCCCAGCCGCCGCCTATCAAACGCTTTCTCAGTTAGTTTATAAGTTGCTGTCTGCCCAGCAGGATTATGCTATCAACGGCAGCGAGGAAACGCTGAAGGCGGTCACCAACACTGACTGGGGTCTGCCGTATTTTCCTCAATCCAGCCTGGAACAGCGCAAATCAGAAACACTGATGGCACGTTCAGAGCCGGTGACTAAGCGCTGTGTACCCGACGGTGTGCGCTTCCTTGTTGCCACGGTTGACGTTCAGGGCGGTAAAAATCGGCGCTTCGTTGTTCAGGTGGTCGGGTATGGCGCTCAAGGCGAGCGCTGGATTGTTGACCGCTACAACATACGTCAATCGATGCGGTTCGGCCCTAACGGAGAGAGCCTGCCCATTGACCCTGCGGGATATCTGGAGGACTGGGATCTGCTCAGAACGGATGTCCTCGACAAAGTCTGGCCAATGGACAGCAACCCCGATGTTGGTATACCTGTTCTGGCGATGGCGGTTGACTCTGGCGGCGAGGATGGGGTCACGGGTAACGCCTACGATTTTTGGCGCAGATGCCGCCGAGACAGTGTTCACAAACGCGTGTACCTGTTTAAAGGAGACAGCACGACGCGCAGTAAATTGATAACTAAAACCCTGCCAGATAACACCGACAGACCGAACCGTCGCGCCGAGGCGCGAGGCGATGTGCCTTTATATCTTTTGCAAACCAATGCACTCAAAGACCGGATCAGTAACGCGCTCGAACGCGAAACGCTGGGCGCTAACTATGTGCATTTTCCAGACTGGCTGGGAGAGTGGTTCTATGACGAATTGACCTACGAAGAGCGTGACACGGACGGCAAGTGGCATAAGCCTGGGAAAGGGGCTAACGAGGCGTTTGACCTGATGGTGTATGCCCACGCATTGGTTATCTTGCGCGGCTATGAGCGGATCAACTGGGATAAACCGCCGCCCTGGGCGCAGCCGGTTGAAGCGTTACCTCAAGTTGCCGCAGTAGAAAAGCCCGCCGTTATCCCCCAGACCAAAGTATCTAAACCCAAAAAACAGAAGGCCCCTAAAGAGGATAATCCCTCCGCATGGGCAACATCACCAACAGGAGGCTGGGTATGAATCAGGCCGACATTGAAGACATGATCCAGCAGTACCTGAATGCTGAGAAAGCTGTGTTGCAAGGGAAGTCGATCACTTTCAACGGGCAGTCGATGACGATGGAAAACCTCAGTGAGATACGCAACGGCCGTGAAAGCTGGGAGCGGCGCCTGAGTGCGCTTATGTCTGCCAGGCGTCGCCGGCCGCAATACAAGCTGGCGAGGTTTCCACGATGAGTCTTTTAGATGATGCAATAGGTCTGTTCTCGCCGAAGTGGAAGGCAGCACGTTTGCAATCTCAGTTGAAAATCCATGCTTACGAAGCGGCCATGCCGACCCGTACCCACCGGGCAAAAAGAGAGAATCGTAACGCCAATCAGATGAACCAGTTCGGTGGGCGTTCGCTGCGCGAGCAGGCACGCTGGCTCGACAGCAATCATGATTTGGTCATCGGCCTGCTGGATAAGCTGGAGGAGCGCGTGGTGGGCTCGCGGGGAATTGTTGTCGATCCGCAGCCCCTCCTTAAAACAGGACTGATGGCGGATGACCTCTCCAAGCAGATCAGGGCCGCATGGGCTGAATGGTCCGTTTCACCGGAGGTCACCGGACAATTTACCCGCCCTGTGCTCGAGCGCCTCATGGCACGGACTTGGCTACGAGATGGCGAGGTGTTCGGGCAGGTTGTCTCCGGCAATGCACAGGGGTTAACCCCCTCGGCAAAAATACCTTTCTGGATCGAAGCCCTTGAACCCGACTATGTCCCACTTGAAGCGAATGACACGGGGAAAGGGCTTTGTCAGGGCGTTTACCTGAATGACTGGGGTTGCCCGACCAAATACATGGTTTATAAAAACCTCGTCACGTCGGGAATTGCACTGGGGAACACCAAAGACATCTCGGCCGATAACATGCTGCATCTCAAGTTTACGCGCCGCCTGCATCAGGTTCGCGGTAACAGTTTGCTTTCAGGGATCCTGATCCGCTTGAGTGCGCTCAAGGAGTATGAGGATTCGGAGTTAACCGCGGCGCGTATCGCCGCCGCCTTGGGCATGTACATCAAGAAAGGGGACGGTCAGTCTTATGACGAAACCAAGGATGACGACAGGGAGGTCAATATAGAGCCTGGCATGCTCTATGACGATTTATTGCCGGGTGAAGACATCGGGATGATCAAATCTGACCGACCTAACCATAACCTTGAGACGTTTCGAAACGGCCAGCTTCGCGCCGTAGCCGCGGGCAGTCGGGGCAGTTTTTCCAGCATTTCCCGCAACTATAACGGAACTTACAGCTCTCAGCGACAGGAGCTGGTGGAGTCATTTGAAGGCTACAGCATACTGCAGGATGCGTTTATCGCCGCCGTCACCCGCCCGATGTATCGCAGTTGGCTGAAAATGGCGATCAGTGCCGGAGTGATCACGGTCCCGGTCGATGTTGACAGGAGTACGCTCTTCAATGCCGTGTACAGCGGCCCTGTTATGCCGTGGATTGACCCGCTAAAAGAGGCTAACTCATGGCGCGTGCTACTGCGCGGCGGTGCAGCGACAGAAGGGGACTGGATCCGCGCCCGCGGTGCGAATCCGGGGGATGTTAAACGTCGCCGCAAGGCGGAAGTTGATGAAAACAGAAAGCTGGATTTGGTGTTCGACACGGACCCGGCAAATGATAAAGGGGCAGCCAGTGCGCAAGAGCAACAGCAAGACAAAAAAGGGTAATCCGTTTATGGCGCCGCATGCCTCAGCCGCGGACAAGAGCTGGTTCCGAATGAAAGCCAGCGGCGAGAAGTCCGCGGACATTTTTATCTACGACGAGATTGGCTACTGGGGTGTCACGGCCAAAATCTTTGCCAACAGCTTAAAAGCGCTTGGGGATTTGGATCATATCAACCTGCATATTCACTCTCCGGGTGGGGATGTGTTCGACGGTATTGCTATCTATAACCTGCTAAATAGCCATCCGGCGTCAAAAACGGTGTATATCGACGGTCTCGCGGCCTCTATGGCCTCAGTTATCGCGATGGTAGGTAATCCCATCATCATGCCTGAAAACGCCATGATGATGATCCATAAGCCCTGGGGCATTAC